TCTTTAGGTCATCATATGACTTGAACCAGTTTGCATCGTGTGCGTTAGGGTAGTTAGGGACGATGAACTCGTTGAGGTCGTACAACGTATTGTAGATCGCTTCGAGTTGTGTCTCATCTGCACCAGCAAGTGGGGCAGGAGATTTGAAGTCGGACTTATCGTAATTACGATATCCGGCAACGTTGCGGATCTTCAGTTCGAAGTCTGCACCACTCCAGAAGTCAAATACATTCACTGGAGACTCGCCTGGGAATTCTGGTTGCATCATATCCATGATCTTGTCAAAGATCTTCTTACCGAACTCGTAGATGAACACCTTACCGTTGTTCGCTGGGTTCGATGGATCGTTGATCACTTGGATGTTTGTGACGTAGTGTAGACGACGCTTCTGACGACGTGCAGTTTCCTTGTCCTCTTCGATACCTGAGTTCCATAGACGTGAGTTCAACTCACCGACTGGGTCATTTTGACCAAGACTTGTGAGCGATCGTTCAATGTACCATTGTCCGGTTGGACCTTTAAACGCGTGATCCCAGTAACGGACCCAAGGAAGGTCTTGACCTTCAGTAGGGGGAAGGAAACGAACTACAGCGTAACCGTTACCCTGTTCATCAACAGTCGGTTTCCACTTTCGGTCGTCTTGATATTTGTTAGTGTTGGTGGTCTGACCCGCCGCTTCTGTCGCAGCGTTGACCAACTTAGAGATGTCCATAGATTTGGACTTGAGATTTGCAAAAGACATAATATGTACCTTGTATAAACTTAAATATAAACTAAAATATGAGATTGCCTCTAGGGCATGTGTATTTATACGTCTAGTGAATTCTGTTTAGGTAGAAAGTTCAGTTGACGTGCCTCATTCTCCAGATGTTCGACGACGGTCGGTGTCAGATATTTTTTGATATCCTCCAGTTCCAAACCATTTTTCTCGCATAGGTGAACAATGCTGTCCATATAGGACATACGGTTCTGGTAGACGAAGGTCTCGATCATCTGAGAAAATGACTTCTTTGTTAGGAAGTTTTCCTCTGGATTCTCGTTACCTTCAACCATTCAGTACCTCAATATTAGTGACGTTGTCTACACGAAACGACCGCCACGCTTGTTTATCGATTGCGAACGCACGGATCACTGTCTTATTGACAGAGTGTTGATCAATATCGGTCGCTTCGGTTGGTGTATTAGATGGCATAAACGAAGACAATAGAGTGCACGGCATTACTCGTGTCTCACCGTTTACCTTCGTGAATGTCACCTCAAGAACATCCGATCGCAGTTGCTCTACGATGTTATCATATGACATAATCGCCTCCTTAGAATCGGTCAAATTCGTCATCTTCGGTGGATTCTTCTTCACCTTCTGCTCCTTGGTGAACGAACTCCAAGAAATCCTCACTTTGATCGAGAACTGCAATTGTGTGTTCGAACGCTTCAAGAGTTTTCAAAACGTTTGCACGTTCAGTGTCTGACTCATCACGTTCTGCGAAAGTCTTACCGAACTCTGTTAAGAGGTCGATATATGCACATCGCATATACTCACGCGTTATTAACTCCACATCGTTCTGTGGAAACTGACCAAGATCGATCAGATTTTCGGGTTGTGTTACTGCCATTAGCTCCATTCCTCTGGTTGGACATTTGCTTCATAAACATCGGAGTAGTGTGTAGCTACATACCGATCAGTGTCAGCCCAAGAAATCTTGGACTTACAATCCTGCTCATCAAGAGCAATTACTTCTCGTGCCAACTGGGTGTTCGCACGGGAAACCTTACTACGCTTCTGAATCTTGAGAGCTGCTCGACGAATCATCGCGTATCGTTCTTCTTTAGAAACCTGCATATTATACCTCATTAAGTGGTGTGTGTCAAGAAATTTTATTGTACTGAAACCGAGCACGGTTCGCAACCATGAAAAGGTACTCTGTATCCATGTGTGGATACTTCTCACGCAGAAAGTCGATTACCTTCGCCCAATCAACAGTCCCCATAAAAGTCTGGGAAATTGCGTGGTCGAGTGCTTCCTGAATGTATTGATCTTCGGTCATTACGAGTGCTCGTTGTTAGGGTAGAGAAGGTCTTGGGTGTAACCTCGCTTCTTCACCTCTTTCTTACGGTCGACGTGGGTGGATGGCCGATTGAATTTCGGCGAGTGTTTCGCTACCGGATTCGACCGCGTTATAGACTTCTTCTTCATAAGAGTATGCCTCAATTTCCCAAGGTTGATCAGCGTACTTGACGTTGATATATTCCTTGTCGTCAAAAATATGTTTGTAGACGATACCATGCGACTCCTCACACAATGTGAGACCTATATGTATAAGTCTGCCTGTGAGAATCTGTACAGCATGAATCATCTCATGTGCAATATGCACTTTGACCTGATCTTCGGTAATCTCGTTATCCAATCGGACAGTGAGGTCGACTCGGTCTTCGGTTCCATCCACCTCAGCTGAGAAATGGGTGATGTCTTCTTCTTTGAAATCAACCTTGATGTATCCACCAAGGCGATTAATTCCTAACGCCTCTGCAACGCGGAACGTGTAGTCCGACAGCGCAAAACTGGGCGAGTTTTCAATGATGACATTTTCTGCGACGTTCATTAGTGGATCGTACCTTGTGCAGACTCTGCGATTTGCGTTTCCAAGACACGAATTTCACTTCGAATAATCTCGTTCTGCTCTTCATAGGACAGTCCCATCGCATCCAGTTCCGCAGAGAATTCTCTCTCGTTGGTAAACCCATCGATAAAAGCATCAATCACGTCTCGGAGATGCTCACCAGCATCTCCCATTTCATACCATTCCATCACTTAGTTCCCATCTCCATCAATCGGTTCTCACGGTAGTAGAACCCAGTAGGGGTTGATAACTTACCGACAAGGGCGAAGTCCTCTGCCTTGAGACGGGGTAAACCACCTTCCTCATCACCAAGGTTGTTGAACTCATTAAGATAGTCGACTGCTTCCTTCAGAGTGTTGAAGGTCTCAGTGTGTCGACGATTAGTTAGTTGGGGTTTAGCTACAAATTCCATTACTTCTCTCCTTTCATTTCGTGACGGTATTCTCTCTTTAACCACCACTTGTACATGTTAAAATAACGTTTTGAATCATAATTGGGTCGAGACCCTTCGAAAGATTCGACCTCATCGCAGTGATCGAACCATTTTTGAGTACACCAGTGACGAAAGTCCATTACGCGTACCAACTGCGGTAGAATTCTTGACCTTCTTCAACAGGACTTGCCATTCGCACATCGTCGATATTGATGTGTTTACCAGTGATTCGCTTCGTGAACTCATTACCGATGAAGGCGTCTTTGACAACTCGAACACGATCACTCATAAAACCTTCAGAACCTTCAATACTCTCAAGACCAATTTCACGCAGAGTGACAGTCGCACCTTTTCGAGCGACAACTTGGTAGGCATCGATGTTGGTTTGCTCCCAACCCCAAGACGCGACGAAGACGTCACCCTCTTTGACAGTCTCAAGAGCGGCAACCTTGGCAGCGGCACGAGCGATCTTACGTTCTTGTTTGTATTGGTCAGCGCGTTCAAGATCAACAAGGAACTGCTCAACGTGTTCAATCATACGAGCGACAGTGCCGTAACGGTAAGCGAACTCAGTCTTGTAACCCAGACGGGCACGTTTAGTAGGACGCTTACAAACCGCAGTGATCTTTGCTTCATCAATGTCTAACTCAAGACCACGTGCTTCATACTTCTCAATCAAATTCAACATAACTAATCTCTCTCTCATCAATTTATGTAGCCATTATACCAAATTAGCAGATATTGTCAAGGGCCTATGGCACTTTTTTTCACTTTTTATTAGATTATTTTGGAATAAAGACATATCACATTACCCAAATATGGTTATAACGATCAGGTAAGTTCTGACAAGTGTATTGGTCTTTCTCTCTGTAGTTGAAAACATCAACACATTCGCCCGTACTATTACTGACTAACACGTCTGGCATATCGATAACGTTGTGGATAGCATTTATCC